TTCTATTTGTTCATTATAAAATACAGTATCACCTGAGGTATTAAAGTCACAGTCACATTCTTGGGCTGCTAATCTTGGATCACCTAATAATTGATCTTGTGCTTTTCTCCATTTCTCATCTCGCTCAGGGTGAACATACCATGGTAATTTAATTGGTAAGAAACTAGGTACTCCTTCTTCTATTACACCAGATTCTGCTTTAACCCATGTTTTATGAAACCAGTTACCTGTACCATAAGGAGTAGACAATACAATTGCTCCACCACCAGTAGCTAAGGTTTGTTGAGCTGAAGCCCATATCTCTTCTACACCATCAATGAAAGCAGCCTCGTCAATAATCAACAATGATACTGCTTCTGAACGACCTGCATCACCTGCTGCTGAAACTGCTTTAACTTGTGAACCATTACTTAATCGTAATGTCAATTTATTGTTTTCTTCTGCTGGTATTCGTAACCATGATGGTAAATTTTCAAACATGAATTTAACTTTTGTTACCATGTTTTTAGCTGTTTCTTGTTTTGTGGCTATACAAAGAACGTTTTTGTCCTTTTGAAACAACATTAACCATAATGAGTAACCTGCTACCAGGGTTGATATACCTAACTGACGAGATTTAAGTATTATGTCATATGGGTTGTCTCTCCATAAACGTAATACTTTTTCTTGGAATGGGTATAAATTAAATTGAATTCTACCGCGAGTAGGGTGTTGAATGTAGCAGTATTTCTTCATGAAATGCGCGGGATCAGCCGCGCACTTCAAGTATTCTTCCCTAATAATTTGTTTAATGTCTTGACTCATAAAACCCTTTTTAGTTAATATTAACCTATGATATCTGAGATCAAGGCTTTAAGATCTTTACCACCATCTTTAAACAATTTCTTTATCTCAGGTTTACTGATTAATTGTTTAACAATAGCAATATTGTCTTTTGTTGGGTTTGCTAGTTTTTTCTTAATACCAGCTTCGATTTTGTCAAGACGTTCTTTATCAGCGGGTGATAATTTTTTAGCGAATTTGCTTGAATTAAATTCTTTATCGATTTTCTTTAATTCAGCTTTTGAAGGTTCTTTTTCTGGAGTGTCAAATTCTTCATCTTCAGATTCCGCTACCTTTTCATATTTAGCTTTAAATTTAGGATCATTAGCTGTAGCTTTGTCCGCTGTAGTTACATTTGGTAATTTATTAGCTGGATCAGCTCCTGGCTTTTCAGCATATAAATCTTCACTTAATATTTCAGTGATTACTTCTTCTATTGATTTTTTTAATTCAGATTTTTTCATTTATGTCCGGTTTTGGACATAAATATTAGAGACCTAAATAAAATTTAACTTGTTCTATTCTTTGTTCTGTAGTACCTGATACTATACCAAAATTAGCAATATAAGGTAATACCTCTTTAACCGTATGTCTAATAGTTAGATCAATCAGGTTACGATATTCTAAATTAGTTTCCCTAACCCCGTTATTCTCCATATTTACACCAACGGGTGACACATAGAATATATAATCATACTCAGGAATAAAGATAGAAGCATAATTAATGAATTCTCCTTTTTCATTATTTTCAATAGACTCAGCACAGCGAGCAAACGCCATCACATCAATAACTGTTCTATCAGTAATAACATTCTCTCTCATTAATTCAGAACAACGCTCAGCTAAAAACATTGTTTGACCTTTTAATGTACTATCAGTATTCAATGGAATACCTAAATCACGTAAATATTTACTACGTTCAGTAGCAAAATAATAATCTTTAAATTCAGGCAATTCTTTTAAAGCATTAACTAATGTTGTTTTACCAACACTCATTGTACCACAAAATCCTATCTTCATAAATTGTTTTATTTATAATATAGTAAAAAGGCTTGCATTTGCAAGCCTAATTTAAAATTTATTTTATTCTTTCTAATTTCAGTCTATGCTTTGGACATAATTGACTCCAAACTGTGTTTTTCTTTGTTAAGTGAAAATTAACTTCCGGTATTTTTGAAGTATAATTACACTTAGGACATTTAGCTGTAAATTTATGTCCATTAATTCTTCTACATGTCATATTAGAATCGTTGTTTAGCAGCTCCACTCTTGTACCAAGGCAATCCATCACCTGATTTTTTAGCTTTTTTCCAACTATCATGAGTGTGTTCAAAACCGTTAATGAAATATTCTTCTTTTCCATCTGGATGAATCACAGCTGGACCTTCCCAGTTATGTAATTTACCATCTTTCATGTAACGTACTGTTCCATCTGGTGATTTAAAACGCTTTACTTGTAATGTTTGATCAATTCCCATATGTTTCTTATTTTATATCTAAATATAACATCAAAACTTTGTAAAGCCAAACAAAAATTATATATTTTCTAAGTATTCTAAGAAATTTTCAAATACTTTTCGTTGTTTTTCATCTGATTTTCCAATAGCTTCACGTAACATTGTGGGAACATCTTGGTGAGACTCAACTAAAAGTTGGCTAAAATTACCAAGAGTTAGTTTTTCTGTTAATAAATCCACACTTTCATCACCATAATCTTCCAAATCATTTAAGTATAACTCAATATACTCGTTTATTTTACTTTTTGAGAACTTCATATATAATGTTTTTTAATTTTGTTAATATCTCACTTAACTCACTATTTAACCACTTTAAACGTTGTCCAAATCGTTTTCCCTCCATTGGTTTTTCCATGTTATCTTCTGGGATATATTTGGCTAATGGCTTTAAGTATTCGCTACCAGTGAGGAATATGAATTTATCTTTTTCTGGGCTTATACCCGCTGATTTCATCTGCTTTATTGTCTCTTCACCCCATTTTTCTTTCTCATCTTTAGGCATTTCTTTAAGAGTTTTGTCATAAGGAGCTAACTCTTTAGTCAAAGGCACTAAGTGATGTTTAGCAGATAAAATAAACATCTTATCTGGTTTTAGTTTTTTTCCGTACTCTAAAGTTTTCTGGAACATTGGGGAAGCAGAATACAGCTCCTGCGCAGGAGCCGTATGGTCTAATTTTGATTTAGTGCAACTTAAAAGTACTATTCTTGCCATTTATGATCTATTTGTCATAAATATTACTACACTATTATTTCTTTAATTACTTCTCCTCCCATCAAGTGGTTAAGATGAACTTTTAAACATTGAGCATATGTTTCACTATATTGAGGAGCAATCTTAGTTAAACCAACAATTATTTCATTAATAGTACATCTATCATAACGTGAACCAATCTTAAATTTATCTAATTTTTTAATTAGAAATTTATAATTGTCATTACCATTAACTACTTTTAATTTAGGATGAACATTAAAGATATAAGAAAGATACGGTTCTGAAGTTTCATATTCTGAATTAGCCATGATTTCTTTAACCATACTTATATTATCTCTATCCTCACTATCAATCATAGTTAATAGATTTGAGAACACATCAATATCTAAAGTCATACCTTTATTTACTTCATTCCCAAGTAAATCATCGTATACTACTTCTAGTTCCCAGTCTCGAATATTTTGAGGTAAACCCATAAAAAATTCATACTGAGAGAATGCTTTAGAATTACCATGACTATTATGTATTACACTACCAACAATAGGTTGATATCCACGTTTTAAACTACTAAAATCAGAATTATGTGAAATCGCTTTCTCTAAATCATCTGATTTAATTAAAACATATTCTTCATCAACTTTATCCCAATTAGATCCATTAGGCATATATTTGTTAAAGTTTTTCTTTAGAACCGCTGTAGGAATTGGATAGTACTGATTAGTGAGAGCATTTTTAATCTGATACATCTCTTCAATAAAATTATTACCAATAACTACGGTATCTAATTCTCTCCATTTACGACCAAATGAAATACTCAGTTTATTTTCTTCAATATAATTTTTTAATTTAAAAGAAGGTAACTGAGATAATTGAGTAGAATATACTTTAGTGTTAGTTTTCAAAGTATTATCTTTCCATTTATCGCGTAACTCTCGATATTCGAGAGCTACGCTTTATGGAATAAATAATGGTTTAATTCTAGTATACCAACTTTTATTAAATTTGGCAGTAGTAACCCCTGTATGATTAGTATTAATATAGAATACTAAATTAGTAAAAGATACTTGTCTTTTTGTTAGTTGTTTAACTATGTCTTCCATAATTATTTAGTTAAGAATCTCAACAATGTTTTGTTCAACATCAATGATTTGAAATTAGCTGTGTCACCATTGTAAATTTCTTTTACAATTTTATATTTCAAATCCACAGCAAACAATTCTTCATTCATCAACAATGCTAAACGATCAATGATTGGTTTCTCAATTTTGTTATGCTTAGCGTAGAACAAACTGTAGTTTATAATACGTTGTGATATAATTGAAGCTAAATCTGCGCGGTACTTATCATCCTTACCAATTGTACTCTTCAATTGATTAATCACATAATCCTCATTTTCATGAGTCAAAATTGATTGTGGTGAGATAATTTTATCCAATCGATTGTTAATGAACATCGTGAACAGTGTCGAAAATTCACCACCAACACTACCTTCACCAATCATTTGAATCAAAGGCAACGTATTTTCAAATGATTCAAGTGAAGAAATCGAATTGAAAAACGTAGTGATACTTCGTGAGTTGGTATTTGTAGTAACCAATTCTGGATGTTTCAACAAAAAGTTAATACAACGACTATCTACTTGAGCATTTTCAGCCCACTCACTCCAACAGTTAATATCAAATTTCAAATTAACTGAGATGAATCGTGTTTTTTGAGCGTTGTCGATACTATTTACCAAGTACTCACCATTATCAGGATTACTTGTGAGAATAATATGCCAATCTTTTGGTAGTTCCCAACTGATATATTGTTGACGGTCAATCAATTCCATTACAGCTTGAATGAAACGAATATCAGCGCGGTTCCAATCATCCAAAAGCAAAATACCACCACTTGATTTACCACTAATCCATTCAGGTGGACAGTAACTCATTCGATTTTGACCCGTAGAACGGTAACCAAGACGTGTATACTCTTCCATAGCATGTTCGTCAATCCAACGAGTTGTTTCATCGTTTTTCATTTCAAACTGACGAATTGGAAATCCTACCAAGTCACCCAATTCCTCAATCTGTGCTAAGTTCAACTTAACAAAATTCAGATTCAATTCTTTAGCTAACTGAACAATTGTTGATGTTTTACCAATACCTGAATCACCAACTACTTCAACAGCTACAGGTGGTTTGTCTCCTTTTTGCAAGTAGCGATTGTTATTAATAATGTGTTTCAAGAATTCTTTTGCTTCTTTAACATTCAAATCTACTTGACGTGAAGCATTACCTTTGCTTGTTGATTTACTTTTTGCCATTTTTATAACCTATTTATTTTATTTAAATATAACATTTAATTTTTGAAGAGCCAAACTAGTATTGAATTTTGATTGTATGACCCCAACTTTTCTTTACTTCTTCTACTCCAGCACCTGCTTTACACAATACCATCATTGTTGGTTTATGTGAACGAACACTACGCTCTCCAATAAAACCATCAGTTAAGATAATCAAACTACTATAATGACGATGTTCATTGAAATACTCAATAATTGGATTCATATCAGTACCACCTCTACCTCTAACTTGTTCAGGCATAGTACCATCATATTCCCATGTTCTATGAATAGCGGCGTCACATTCAGCAATAGTAATTTTGATACCTGTTTTCCACATATGATAAATCTCACTAAAGAACTCAACCAAATCTGCATCACTAACAGAACCTGATGTGTCTATACCACATAGAACATGCTTTTTAGTTTTGATTTTCAAAGCTGGATTTTCTGAGAAACGTTTATTTAGTTTTCTACGTGTTTTTTTAGTGTAGATTTTATTTGAAGTACCAAAGAAACGTCTGAAATATGATTTCCAATCATATGAAGGTGGTGCTACTTCAAACAAACTATTAATAAATGATTCCAACTCAGATGGAACAAATCCTCTACCTCGGTCTTTATGTGATTCTACAATTTCTTTGATTTGATGTTTAATTTGGTTAGCAACCAATTTCTTTTCAGCATCAGTTAAACTTTCAAATTCTTTCCAAGTTGGATGTAGACCATCTCCTCCTTTTAAAGCCTTCATCAACGCATCTAATTTAGGACTAGTACCCTTTTGTTGTGCTTGTTTCAACAAATCATAATATACTCTTGTACCTGCTTTAAGAGGCAAATTCAACTCTGGGAATGTTGATGGTAGAAGAATATCTTCTGTTGGATGAAACGCAGGATCGATATATTGATTGATTTCAATATCTGCTGCTACATTGTGAAGTTCATGGTCATCAAATTTTTCACGGTCTTCTAAGTGATTGAAACATATATGTAACAACTCATGTTTCAAAAGACCGATTTTTTGATTGTCTCCTTTCAAAGAATTCCAAAATTCTTCGTTAACTGCTAATTGATAGTTAATATTATTTTTACAAACACCAGCAGTTGGTACATCTTTGCGTATTACTTTGTTAAGAGTAGACAAAAACACACCATAAAATGGTTCTTTAAACATTAATAACTTACCAATCTTACTAAGATCGTCGAGTACTATTGACATATTTTAATTATTTATTCCCAAATATAGCAAGAAAGCCTGGCAAGGCCAAGCTTTCATTTTGAAAATATACTAAATAATTTTAAATCAAACTTTCAGCTACATATATACCATGAGCACCAGATACTGTGATACCACGAGCGCTCAATGCATCTCCTACAAAATAAACGTTTTCATATTCTACTAATGATAGATCCATGTAGTTCACTAATGGTTCAGGAGACAAATATTTTACTTCAGGAATA